ATTTTTTGTTGGCATTTTTTGTTCTAATGCTGCACCCACACCAACAAAGGCAGTGTACATAGCTATAAAAGATGTAATAGGATTAGTACCAAAACCACCAGCAAATGATGCTGCTCCAAGAAGTAAAGCTTCCTTACCACCCGCTTTCATTCCTTCTTTAATAAATATATCCCACCATTCAGAAAATGTATCTACATCCCCTTGTATTAATGCTTGTGTATACATTTCTCGGATAGTACCAGCCGTAAAACCAGCACTAGCAGCAGCACCTTCTTTTTTTCTTGTTAATAAATATCCTGGAATAGCACCAACAATATACACTGGTAAGTCTGGTATAATTGTACCAAAACTTTGTATGGCTCTTTCTATATGTCCCGTATCATCAAATTCTTCTTCAAAAAATGATTGGGGTAATTCTCCATCAGTATGATATTGTTTAGCAAGATTGTAAATACTTTGACTAAATCCTCTTTCCCAATATTTAGAAACTTCAAAATTTTCGCCAACAGCACTTTCTTTTATATTGCTTGGAATAGAAAGAACATCATCAGCACTAATACCTAATACTTCTGTTTGTGTTTCTTTTTCTAAATTTTGTAATATGTCATTTTGTTCATTCATTAATGAATCAAAAGTTTTTTCATCAATTTTTTTTGCTTGATAGTCGGCTAATATAGAATCCATTTTTTGTTTGGGTTCTGTTACCTCTGGACTTTTAACATCAAATTTTTGTACTTGTTTAATAGGTTCTTTAAAACTATTTGAAACACTATTCCAATATTCTTTAACAATACTTGTTTTAGGTTCTTCTACACCCCAATAATTTAATATTTCATTTTCAGAAAAACCACCTCGTTGTAAATTTAAAGTTTCTTTTTTTCGATATTCATCAATTTCCGTTGAAGAAAATCCTCCTTTTTCTAAATTTTCTAATACTGATAAACCTTCTCCAGACATTACTGACTATTTTCCCAAGCTTTGTATTCATCACTATTTAACCATTCTGCTATTGATTGATTAGGTTTTTTTTGTGGTGGTAAATTTTCTGTATCTAAATCCTCTTTAAAAGTCATACTATCTTTTACTTCATTCATTTGTGTTTCTTTAGAAGGAATATAATTTATAATGTCTTTTAAAATATAATCTTTTGATCCTCTATCTAATAATTCAAAAACATTCTTTCCTTCTTTAATACCTTCTTCAAATCGTTGTTTCATTATTAACTTAAATTGAAAAAATCTTGGTTCAGCTTTTAAATTTAATTTAGCAAATGCCGCATTACCTAAAATATTATCTTTATTAGCAGCAATAAATTCTTCAAAATATCTTGCATTTTGTAATACATCAGCATTATTTTTATTAGCAATTAAATTATAAAAATCTTTTGTTTGATTAGTACCCAATCCATCTTCGCCACCCGTTAATTCTAAAATACTTTTCATTTTACCATCATGTGGAATAACTTGATCCGTAAGAGATTGAATTTCTCCTTTCATAATTTTTTGAAATATTTGATCGTGTAATTTTAAATTTTGATCACTAGGTAATAAATTTTGTTCTCGTTTTACAATTAAATCTTTTAATAAACTTTTATATTGTGTTCCCATTTTTCCTTCAAACTCAATATTATCAATATCGGATATACTTAAATCGCCTAATATAATTTGATCAAAAGTTTTAACATATAAATCATTGTTTGCATCAAGCTCTAATTTAATTTCTTGTGATTGTTGAAATCCTATTTCTGCTCGAACATTAGCTCGTTGTGCATTAATTGCTGTATTAAAATCAGCTTTACCTTGTGTATCTAAATTTTCATAAATAGATTGTAATTCTTCATTGTCATAAAAATTACCAGTCTTTGCTTCTTTATATATTTCATCTGCTTCTTCTAATGTTTGATTTGGAACAACTGGCATAAACGATACTAATGTATCAATATCCATTCTTCTTGCATTATCTGTAGCGGGGTCAATTAAAGATGTTATTGTTGTTGGATCTAATCTTGTTTTCCAATAATCACTTTTTAATAATTCTAAAAATTTATGAGGATTTTTATCTACCATTTGCTGTGCTTCCATGGTGTATAATTCTTTCTGCGCTTTAATAATAGCAATATGAGGTAAATCGTTTAAGATTAAATCACCCGCTGCTTCAATAAATATATTTGGATTTTCATCATCAACACCAAATAATCTTTCCCATGCTGCTTCTCTTTTAGGATGACCAGGTTCATAATTTAAATAATCATTATATAACTGTTCTTTTTCTATTTGATGAATACCAATAGCATTTTGAATATCTGTTTTTCTAATACTTGATGAAACCTCAATACCTTCAGCAGCAATTAAATCATTATACTTCATCGTAAATAATTCTTTTACAACTTGATCATCTACATTTTTTATTGCTTTGTTATAAATTTTTTTAGATGTTTGTTCCCAATTATTAGCTGAATTTTTTGTATCAGGATCACTAGCTATATCCATTTTTAATTGATTAATTTCTGGGAGAATACTATGATAAATAGATTTAACTTCTGTTTTGCGATTTAAAGTTAATTGTGCTTTTTTAAAATCAGAATCTAATGTTTCATTTAATTTAAAAACATCTGTTTTATATTTTTCATCTAATTGATATTGTTTTATTTCGTTTTGTGTATTTAATTTATCTATTGCAATTTTTTGATCAATTTTTTGTTTTTTAACATTAGTAGCAATATTTGTTAATTTATTAGCTTCATTACTTAATGCACGAAAAGGTAAAGTTGCACCCTCACTAACATTAGGAATATTAAAAGGAACGCCACTAGTGCGTTGTGATAAATTTTTATTTGTAAATTTAGGAATTTGTACCATAATTAATTATTTAATAAATTGCCGTATTTATTATGCAGCTTTTCTGCATTACTAATTTGCAACTGTATTGTTCTTTTCATGTTGTTATTAGAAATATCAATAAGTTGTTTTTGTTGATCGTAAATTTTTTGATTTAATATTGAAGCATTTTTTGCTTGTGTATTAAGTAAATTATTTGTAGCAAATGCACCTCCTATTGTACCCGCAGCACTAATAAAAGCAGCTGATCGTTGCGCTCTTGCATTAAACATAGCAACATTACCTTCCATGCGTGCCATGACTGCTTGTTGTCTTGCATCGTGGCTCATAACCTGGGAGTCATATAAAATATTTTGTCGTTCCATTTCAGCTTCGGTTAAATTATATTCCATGATTTCAAGAGGTGTACCAGCCATTTTAACACCCGCTTTCATGTATGCTGCTTCTGTTGATGCTTGTTGTTCAGCAAAAGATTTATTAAAAACTTTAACATTTCTTTCGCCTATAGCTAAAGCTTGATCAGCTTTACTATCATAAATATCAGCATTACGATCAGCAATTGATTTTTGATATTGACCAGCAGCCATCGCTGATTGACCAGCAAGTAAACTTCCTACTGCACTTACACCAGCAGCAATCATCATTGGAGGGGACATTATTTTACCCTCGCAAATCTAATATAATCTTCGTTGTTTTGATATTTTTTCATTATTCCTTCTTCCTCCATACCAAGCCATTGTGCAAAACGATGACCTAAAATAAAATCTTTTTTTACAGCAGTTTGTAATCGTGTAATCTTATATTCTTGAATTAAAACTTCCATTCCTTTTTTAATTATTTTAGCTGCACCTAATCGGTGTTGCCAAATTAAATGAGAACCCATAACCCAACCTTCAAACACTTGATCCCATACGGGTATAACTCCACCAGCACATACAATTAAATTATCATAAATAGCTGTGAAAGACATAGACTCAACTTCTAATCCATTTAATTGTTCGTGATATTTTTTATCTATCTCGGTTTGTGGATCATTCATTATTGAAGTAACCATTTTATGTGCGTGTTCTTTTTTAAATTGTATTAATTGTAAATTAGCCATCATTAACTGTAAGCACTGGATAGATTGATAATAATGTTAATGGTAGTGGTTGTGTTTGTCGAACATACACATGACCATCCGTATTAAAATCATCCCTAAACTCAACTTGCTTATCGCCAGTAAAGAGTGGAACGGCTGTATCCATTGCAGCAGCACTTGACCGAAAAGGTATGCGTTCCATATCTGTTAAGCTCGCACCCACTTCTACCCCCACTGTTTCGTGGAGTCGTAATGTAACTTCATTAATTCTTTTTGTTTTTGACTGGGAAGTACCTTCATTACTTTGACTTTCAATACGCATTGTTTGTAACAATGAAGTATAAGGTAATCCAATATGTACTTTAGTTGAAGAACGATCTAAAGTTATTGTTCCTCCTGAAACTGTTTTATCTGGATGTGTAGATCCATTTGCTAATATTGTTACAGCTTGACCTTCTAAATGATCTAATCCACTAATAGATGTTGTGGCGTTACCAGAATAAGTTAAACCACTATCAACAAAAAAAGCATCAGTTTGATCCGTTCCATAATCAAATAAATTTAAATATTCTACATATCGTCTAGTAACACTATTAACAGTGCGTTTAACAATAATATATAATTCATCTTCATTTGAATCTGTTGGAATACTCGCAACACTTTCTACAACTGATTGACCAGAACCAAAAACACCACCTAATATATGACGATGCCATCCAACAACTTGCTCTGTTCGTGCATAAGTTAATCCTAATAATGTTCCATCGCCACGCACACACCACAAAACACTATCTGGTTCTTGTTGGTATGCCATTTCTACAATACCATTTTCACTAATATGCTCTGCTAATAAAGTCATATCTTGTGCTTGATATTGGTCAATATTAAGATTGTATGTTAATTCTCGTATTTTTCTTTTTGCTCGTTGCAAAAACATTGTAACATTTTCAATTTGTACAGCATCAACATTTGCTGAACCATAACTTGATTGCTTTTGAATTTGTACATTTGTTGGTGTTATAGGTAAAGTAGTACCAGAACCACTAACAACAAATTCCCCTCCTACTGTACCTACAATTAATGATCGTTGTGCAGACATATACCGAATGGCATTTACTTTATTCGATGCAATAGTGTACACCATCGCATCAGTATCATTTGTGCCAGTTGTAAAATTTTCTAATGCACCAGATTTACTAAACCATAATGTTTGTGGATTATCATTTGATCCAGCAAAAACTAATCGTTGTTCAAAAAATGTAACAGAACTAGGATATTTATTACTAGCATTATTTATTGTTGGACTGGGAGAACCACTTAATGTTGGAGTTGATAATGTCCAATTTGTATGTCCAGATCGTGTTAATTTTCTAATAGCATAACTTGGATGAACCAAATACATAACATCCGCACTTTGTGCAAATTTAATTGTTGGTATATCTGCTGTTACATAAGGCGATGTAATTTCATAAATTTTATTAGCTACACCACCAGAAGAATATGCTGTAAATGATGATGAATTAATATCTGTACCATCCACATTTTGTAATTCAAATGTATTTGTTGTTTTATCAGCAACCTTAAATGTTTTACCATTTAATTCTGTCATACCAACAACACCAGTAATAATAACATGATCGCCATTTGTATAACCATGAGTATTAGCTGTTATAACAATTGGATTAGCTTGAGTTGCTGCAGAAATAGTTTTATTACTTTCTGTAATAATACCTTGGTCTTTAAAAAAACGAATATATTGATTACCAAATTCTAAAATATAAGTTTGTGTTGTTGAAAACTCAAACGGAATTAATCGTGTTGCAGCAGCACTACTTTTAACTTCATGTACAAACTTTGTGCCAGGTCTACGACTTGCACCACCATGAGGATGGACAACCATATTTTCTAATGTTTTTGTCCCATTAAAATATTTACCTAAATCGGTCCTACCATCTAATCGTGGCGATAATTCCCCAGCGGTAAAATTTGTAAAGGCAACAGTTTGTTTAGCCATTAATACCTCGAATTAATAAATGATCCAGCATCTAAATTATCTGCTGTGCCTTCAGTTGCATCAGCAAATCTTGCTTCACGCAATTTTTCTAAATAAGTTTCTTTCATTTGACCAGCAAGAGAAGTTGATGATGTTATTGCATAACATAATTCTGACGCTAATCGTGCAGCAATTGTTTCTTGGAGTAATGTGTCGTATAAATTTACATCGGTAATTTTAGCAATGTAAATTAAATATATTGTTGCTTCATCAGTTAATACTTTTCTGCCTTCAACTTTAAATTTTTGTCCATTATCTAAATCTGATGAGCTTCCATCATGATGACCTCCTACTTTTAATACGCGTAAACAATCAGATGGTAAAGTATACTGATAGGTGTATTCATGTGTAGGTGTATCTGTTTCAGCAGCTAGTTCAACACGCTTAATTAAACAATTCCATGTATGACTACGAAAGATTGCATCCCTAATAGGTTCATACCTCTGGTTTAATAACCTTGCATTTTTACTATCTTCTGTAATGTCAGTAATGTTGTTTGCACCCAACATATTTAATGCCGAGTTACATATTTCTACTTTAGATGCCATTTATTTTTTCTTTTTTGGAAACCCAGCTTTCATATTTGAATATGATTTTGAGGTTATTGTTGATTTTGATTTTGGTCTTGAAGTACCAGATTTTTTCCTGGCGTTTATATTTGCGTATAATCCTTTTTTAGCCATAAATCTCCTTGTTAAAAAAAGGGGGGAATAAAATCCCCCCGTATTATTTATTGAGTATAGTAAACCCAGAAATAAATAGTACCCGTGATAGCAGCGCCACCCGTAGTAATTTTTAAATCTGTCGATTCTGATACTTTATATCCTAAACCAGCAACAGCCGTATTAGCAGCCGTTGAGCCAGCTAACATTGATTGTGCTTGTCCAGCAGCATTCCATGTGCCTACAGCAGCAAGGTATCTGTCATCATCGCCAGCATCCCCAACTTTTAAAGTTGAAGAACCACCAAGAGCATCACATTTCAAGATTACATCATGAATTGTTGCACCCGCTGGTATTCTAGCAATAGTGATGTCAGAACCACTACCAAGTGAAGAAGCTTCATAGGAATCGTGCCAAACCATCATAGGTGATAGATTACCTCCATCACTCATAACACTAGGAACAGCATCAAGACTTGTTATTGCAACACTTTTTACACTAGCCATATCTTAATCCTCCTATTCATCACAAGGAATCTGAACAACTTTTTCTTCTTCCATTCTAGTTGCACCAATTGACATACAGTAGTACACCTGGGTAGAGTATGATTTATCATCTCTTTCAGATATTCTCGCTGTAACATCCTTACCAATGGCAAGTTTGATAGCATCTTTAGTGAAAGCAAAAACTAATCTGTCGTCAGTATTACTTGCATCAAAGCTTAATCTATTTGACATAATAAATTTAAATCCTAGGAAAGAGTCAATTTGACCTTGTGCTAAAGCTTTAACTGTATTGAAGTCAGAAGATTTTACTTCTGTTGTGTTAAGCAAATCACTTATTTGAGTTGCTCCGCATACGATATATCTCGCTATGCTTGGATCTACATCTTTTAAATCCAATTTTTTCTTCGCATCAAGAAGTTTAGCAACAGTTAAACCATCAGATTGTGATGATGTTGCAAACTTTTGAGTTGAAGGTAACGCAACTGATGTAGCACCAGTTTCGCCAGTAAAGGCAGTTCCGCCTAAAGCTGTAATGATAACATCATCCATGCTACGACCCATTGCTGCAGCAGCAGCTTTGGCATAGCTTGAAGTAGGATCAATAAGCATTCTTACTTTGTCCGAATCATCAATTAGATCCGCCCACTCGTAGTCAGCTAAAGAAACCCTTCTTCTTGAATGTGGTGTATCAACTTGTGGAGTATTTCCGTGGCGTGAGCTTTTAATTTGAGCCGTTGTACTTCCAACTTGATCAAAATAAGCATTTTTCCCCGTAATAGATTCCACATCAACAGCTTCACGCAAACGGCTACCCATTTGTTGTGATAGCATTTGTACATTAGACGAATACTGCTGTACAAAAGCTGTTGTAATTTCACTAGACATAATTGTCCTCCATTTTGTGAAAGGTTAAAGTTTCGATGAATTATCTACCAAGTAGGTTCGTCTGCATTTTACAACTGTTAGTTGCTCTACTATTCAGATGGTCAATAAGGATGCTTACACACTACCCTTATAAAACTGGATGTATCATGTTTTGTAAATCAGCTACTTCTTTAACAGCAGCAGCATGACCTGGATGATCTTTCAACCAATATGGATGTGATTGATCTCCCATGATTTTTGTAACTTCTCTTTGTGCTTCATTAGGTGTCATTGTTCCCGCAGTTTCCTGACCCGCACTTATACTATCTTCACTAAATTTTTCTGACATTGTTGTCAAGGCACGAATAAAACCTGGATGATTACCAATTGGTGTACCATCTTGTAATTTTACTTCTGCCATATCTTCTGCAAAAAAATTTTTAAAAACTGTATTTGCTTGATTCATTTTTTGATCGTATGCTAAACCAAATTCTTTTCGTAAATCTGACTCATTATTAACACGATTTAATTCTAAATCTTTTTGTGCAGTATCAACTGCTGATTGTTCAATACCCGTATAATAATCTAATACCCCTTGTAATTGTTGTGGCATTAAACCTAATTTATGTGCGTGTGATACAAAATCTTTAACGGGTTGATCACTAGAACCTTCTTGTACTGTATATTTAACATCATACTTATCAGGTGTTTCGGGTACACCTAATTTTGTAAATGTTTCTTTCCAATCATCATCCGTAAAATTTTTTGTTGGTATTGGCATTTTATCAGCACCTACCATACGCTGTGCATGAACATAACTTTTTGCTAGTTGTCCAGCATCCGTAAAATTTTTTAAAGACGCATCTTCTCGTATATCTTCTGGTAAAGTATTAATAAACGATTGTGGTTGTTCTTGTGTTTGTGGTTGCTCGGTTGTAGTCGGTTCAGATTGCACTTCTGGTGCAGTTGTCTGTTCATCAGCCATTTTTTTTCTCCGTTGTCATTAACATTGATTTAATAAACAATGTTACTGCTCGCATTCCTTCTAAATTAGCACTTTTATACGGATCAATATCAAAAGTTGAATTATGTATACCCGTTCTTTTTTCTAAATCAGCTAATACTGCTGATCCTTCTTTTGTGCTAAATGTTATTTGATAATTACTCTTTATTTCTTTTAATACATCTTCTTGTGTTTTATCAGCCACTTAATTCCTTTAACAATGGTGCAGCTCTACCACCCGCTTCTGCCATTTGCGATGCTTGGTCTAATTCCGCTTGTTGTGCTGCTGCTTCTTGTTGTTGTTCTCTTATCTCGGCAACCTCTTGATCAGATCGTAAAATTTTTCTTGGTACTCCTAATACATCCGTTATATGTTTAACAAGTTTATCAGAATCTAAATAATCCATTACTGGCAACATTTGTGCAAGTGGTGTGATAATTTCTAATGATCGAAGTATTGCTTGTACATCGCCAGTTCGTTGCGATCTAGCTAAAGGGGATACATATTCTATGTCGATTGTGCTACCTTGCAGTGCGACTGGCGGTGTTGGTAATAAACCTTTACGCAACATAATATTAAAACTTCTTGTAATAAGGGGTTGTAACATTTCTGCTTGGAGTCTGCCTAATACGGGTGCAAGTAATCTCATTTTTTCTTCGTTTCGCTGCATTACTTCTGTTGCTGTCATGCGTACATCTTGGGACATTAATAATTGGTCCACAAAATATGCTTGGCGAATAGCTTCTCGTCTTTGATTTTCTAGGTTTAATCCAACGGGTGTATTTGCACCAATGTTTAAAGGTTCAATTCTATCTCTTGTTCCAGAACGATAATAATTTAATCCTCCTGGTTGTGTTCTTACGGGTAAAACAAAACTATCATCAGGTACTAACAAAGGTGGATCAACCATCTTTTGTGCTGCCTTAATAGTTGTTTCTGACATTTTGTTAAGCATCTTTACATCAGCAAGCGCTGTCATGCTTGGAGAACGACCATAAATTTCCGATGATGATTTTAACCAACGCGGTACAACAAATGGAAATTCATTAAATCCTGATACCGATATTGTTTTTTTATCTTCATGGTCATAATAAATCGATATAAATGGCATGGAAGTATTTTCCATTTTATACGGATTTTGTTTATCATTAGGTTTTACACAGTGGTGTAGTGTAATTTCATCATAAGGATTATCATTTGAAATTTTAATTAATCGTTGTGGTAATTTATCGCCAAATCGTTGATAGGCAGCTCTAGCGGTTATTTTAAATTCTCGGTGGACTGTATCAACTACTCCTTTATCATTTTCGGCAACAAATATTTCTTTAATGTGTCTTGTAGAAAATCGTAAAAATTTTTGATCATCTTCTTCAATCATCATACATGAAGTGCCAAAAGTAACTAGGTCTGTATATAATTCATGGATTTCTTGTTGAAAATTTGATCTATCAAGAGCAATGTACATTGTTTGGGTACACGCTTCTAACCATAAACGACTTTCATTATCTGATGCCAGTTGTTCATTTTTAAATCGCATACTAAACCAAGGAGTTGCCGCATTTGTTAACATTCCGTGCAAAGAAGATGATAATAATTCAGCAGCATGAAGTGCCGTACCATCATAAATAAATTCAGTGCGTTTATCGCCTTGCGATCTTGTTTTATTAACATCAGCTCTACGAGGTAAAACATAATCAGCTATTTCTTGCCAATGGCTTTCCCAGTTTTGTCTTTTTCCTTTTAGCTTATCAAATTGATGAGCTATCATTTTAGCATTATCCATAGATTATATTCCTAATTTATCTTTAAGTGATTTTTTACCTTTAGTAAGTCCTAAATTCATAACCCCTAATACATTTCTAGTAGAAGTAAATTTTTTACCTTTTTGTGTAGCATCAAATTTTTGTGAATAATCATTGTATGCTAATCCAGGTTGTGCGGCATCCGCTAAATTTTTTGTTGCACTAGCTCGCATAACAGTTCCCCCTATACCTGGCACAGCTAAAGATAAAGCAGCTGTTGTTAATCCTTTAATTTTATTTTGTTTTTGTAACATATCACTAGAAATAGGTATTGATGTCATTGCACCAGTTGGATCGCCACTACCCATTGCACCATTAGACGAACCATACTTTATTGCATTAGCATTAGATATAATTTTTCCATCGACAACATTACTATATCCACCAGTTTTTTCATTGTAGGATAACAAACCTCTTTTAACCATTTCATCATTAGTAAATTTTGATGCTTCTTGTCCATAAAACAACTTATTACTTTTTCCTGAATTATTTTTACCTTTTAAATTAGCAGCAATAAACCCTTCGTTGTTTCCCCCTAAACCTCCAACAGCAGTCAAACCTAATTTTTTATTAACAACTTTTTTAATTTCATTTGCTTGTTGTTTATTAGAATTGTCTTGTCTTTCTTTTCTATCTTTTGATGCTGTACTTGAACTCATATTAAGCTCCTAATAGAGTTTTTTTATAAATATCTGGTGTACTGGTATCGCCTTGTGTGCTTGTCAAGATAGTATCAGTATACCCTTTTTTCTTTTCTAATAATTTTGCTTGTATTATTTCTTTATCTTTTACTGCCATTTCATCCTCCGTTGCTGGTGGCAACACGGGTGGTGCTGGTGCTGGCGGTGGAGGTGGTGGCATTTTTGGTTTTAAAAATCCCATAATCTTAATTCCTTGTATCTAGGGGGTTATAGTTTGTGCCTTGTGCAAATTTTTCTAATCGTCTATTTTCATCCAAATCCAATTCACGAATAGCAATTGCACAAGTGCGAAAAGCATCTGCATAATGACTGGAATGATCATGTACTGGTTTTGAAAAAACTCGTTGTTTGTCTAACCATTTACGATGATACCACTTCATAGCATCCAGAAAAGGTTTACAATTACTTCTATCTATATATGTTTTTGCTAATAAAATTTGACCTGCGTGTACTCCTTCTTCTATGGGTAATTTTGGACAAACTTTAATTGGTCGCATCCCCATGGAAAAAGCATATTCTTTTCGAGTATGTCCCGTAGAGAGCTCGCGCTGTTCTATATCATGCGGAAAAACATAATTGCGGATATTGTATTCTTTCTTTTTAATATAATCGGCATAAAAGTCTAGTGATTTATTACTATCATTATAACAATCAATAATAAATAATCCTCGACCAATTTGCTGCGTAAATAAAATTGCTGTTTGATCACTAATACCTAAATCAAAATATACATCAACTGGGTATCCAGGATCATACGGGAAATGTGAAATCTTATTATCATCTTCCATTTTAGAAATTATTTTTCCGTAGATTGCACCTTGTAAATTAGCAGACCAACTACATTCAAACTCTTGTGCATACTGATCTTCGGTCATTAATTTTCGTGCAGACTCTAATTCTTCTTGGGGTACTAACCCCGTTTCACTTGCTTTGAACATACAAGTGTACCAATCAGGTAATGATTTTGCTTCTTCAAACAAATCATAAAAAGCATTCATTCCTTGTGGAGTCCCAATAAAACAAACAGATCCTAATCTATCTGCAATAGCTGGTCTGATTACTTCTGCAAACATTCTGCTATCCATTTGTGCATATTCATCACAAACAACAAAATCAAAATATTGTCCCCTTGCACTATCTGGATTTTCTGCACCATATAATGTTATTCTTCCTCCCGTAGGGAAATCGGCACGCAGTTCTGTTTCATTGTACTTCATTCCTGGCACTACTCTGGAAAATTCTTTTAAATAATCCCATGCCACTAATTTTGACTGCACCCTCGTTGGAGAAAAGAACGCGCCACGAAAATTCTTTTTTTGGCTTGTGAGTGCAAGCTTAATTAAATGGTTAATCGAGAAAACTGTTTTCCCTCCTCTGCGATGCATACAGCATACGGCAAAACGATATTTGTTTAACGCATTGTGCAGTTCTCGTTGTTGTGGTCTTGGCGAATACGCAATCTTAATTGTTTTCATTAGTGTAAAGTTTCCGAAATTTTTATTGGTTGTACTTGTGCAATACCTAGTGCAGCTATGATTAAATTAGCTGTTTCCATTGCTTCTGCTTTATCAATAAAATTTGATAGCTCGACTTTTACTGTGTTTTGGTCATCGTCAAATAAAACGATTGCCTGAATGTCTTTGTTTGTCAGTGTCTTTTTCTCCCATGTATATATAATAAAGGATGCAACCCAGTTTGGATGGTATCGAGGTCGTGAAATGGCTAAAAACATAGCTTTTCCTGGCAATATCCTTTGTTATAGGTCAATCAACTATTACTCTTTGTTGTGTTCCTTAATTAATTGTATCCTTGTCAATTATTCTGTCAATTGGTGTATCATTATCCGAACTTTGTACCTCGTGTGTGGAAACTTCGTCCTTGTCTTTATAAGACCCATCATCCCACACTATTTTAATGAGTGGATCTCCAACATTCTCAATAGTTTGTTTATCTCCGTAGACTCCAACCAACTTACTTGCCAACCACTTACCAAAACCAACCCTCTCCCTTAACAACATAACTTCTTGAGGTGGTGTTTCCTTATTCAATAGATCACGACATTGATCAATAACAGTCATAGCACCAATCTTTCTTGCATCCATTATTCTATTAAATAAATCTTTATCTGCATTCGTCCACTTATAAACAGTTGCCAAGTTTGGCATATGTTTTGACTCACAAATACTAGTAAGGGTATTTCCTAGTTGTAGCTTTTCGACTATTTCTGACAACAATTTGTCTGATTTCTTCATATTCTTTATCCTTATATTGTTTTAAATTCCTAATTGCCTTGATTTTTCCTTCAATTGTTGTTGGTCCTTCTGATAATCCCCCATGATACCGACATATATACCTACCATTTTTTTGCAATATTCCCTTACATCTGCAAGGGTTTCCGTCATACTTTCGTTTTGCCATACAATATATCTTATAGAGTGGTCTACCTACCATTTTAACCTTATTATCATTTTGTTAATATTAACTGTTGTATAACTATTATATATTTGTTAATACTCTTTTATTAACTAAATAAAGGAGTTATTATGACTAAACTTGAACAAATATTTAATAAAGATAATTTAAATCATTTTAATAATATCAAAAAATTAGAAGAACTCAAAAAGATTGATTATCATTTTGATATTTACATTCGTAATCATACTAAAATTTTATTGTCTGTACCTGGTGCAACCGAAATGAGTGTTGCAACATTAATAATTAATAGAATTTCAAATATTATTAACAATGATGAATTAATTTTAAACGATACTACTAAAGATAGTAATATATCCAATAAAATAGAAGTTATCTAATGTTTAAATCTCATTGGGTCGTGTTGTATTTATTTGTCTGTTTCATAGCCTTATATATTCCACATTGGATTTAATTAATAATAAATAAACTTAAAAAGGAGTCAAAAAAATGAATAAAAAAGATGCAATTAAATTTTTGAAAACTAAAATAAAAAAAGGCGATACACTATACACACAAATACGACATGTTTCGCAATCTGGTATGATGCGACATATATCAGTAAGACAAATTAAAAAAAATTATCCTTTAAATTGGGATTATCAAGTTTCAATTGCCTTGGATTGGAAATTATCAAAAGACAATCAAGGTATTAAAATCGGTGGTTGTGGTATGGATATGGGGTTTCACCTTATTTACACTTTATCACAAACACTTTTTAACAATGGTTATGCCATCAAACACAGTTGGTTATAATTGCTACCTTAAAGGGGGATTTATACAATCCCCTTTTTGGGTATTAATTAGAATACCAAATAAACTAGAAAAGGAGTTTATATGTCTGAATTAAAAGATAACATTTTTGCAAAACAAAAAGAAGTTGGCATGATTCAAAAAGAAATTGAAATATTACAAAAAATGAATGAATTATCAAAGTTAATTTATTCAATCCAAGAATCTGTCATAGATTACGAAGAATATGGATTTAATATAAATGATTTAAAACCATTTATAACAAATTATCCATTAAAACTATCATTAGACGAATATGCACCACATCGAGGAGAATGGGGATGCAAAGACCATGAACCAAAAGAACAAAGGATAGAAAATGATTGATAAAAAATTATTACAATCTTTAGAGGATATTACCGACCAATATGGAAGGAATAAATGTAATTCTAAAGATGTTATAGAAAGTTTAAATAATATTGTTAAATATTATAAAAAACCAATTGAAATAACATATGCACAAATTAGGTCTTTTACAGATCAATTTGATGGTAACTGTTCCGATGGTTGGATTCAAGATATTTTAAATGGAGATGTTAACATTGATAAAATGAAAACATTTATTTTAAATAACTATCAAGAACACCAAGACGAAAACGGAAATAAACTTCTTGATGAAGACATAGAAGGATATTTTACAAAAGATAATTGTAAAGAAATCTATAACAAGGAGTCTAAACAATGAAAGATAAACTTTTAAAAAATATTTTATCTAATTACACCCTAGGTTTTGGATCAATCACAGACAAAGAGGATAAAAAAGACCTTATAAACGATATAAACAAGGATATTGAAAGACTTACTGAAATCGTTGGTTCATTAATGATTAGTCAATTTAAGAATGACCAAGAACAGTATAGAAAAACAATAAATACAATCTTTTATAGTTTTTTTAATTAAATAATTAACCCTCTATAATTAGCTTTATAGGGGGTTTTCTATTTGTTAATATTATATAATAGTTTATAACCAGGTTATGACCTCCAAACAATTAAAAAAATTTTTATCTGATCACAATTTAATTAATGCAGATTTATGCAGAATACTCTTTGATAGTAGCACCATGACCGATCGAGTGATTGTATCAAGGTGGTTAAATGGTGTTATCAAAGTACCTCGTTGGTTACCCAAAAGATTAGAAGCTTTAATTCTTAATGAAAAAAATTCTGAATTAGTAATATATCAAAGTAAAAAAAGATAAGTAAGTTAATTCTATCTTTTTTTTAGCACAATTTTGTCAATCATGTCATTAACTTTTTTATGTTTCTCATGGAGTTGCAACCACAGTCTAATATAAATTATTTCTTCTTCAAATACTTGTTTTGCCTTTCGTCTACTATAACCAAATCTACGACCGATGAAAGTCCAGGGAAATTTATTAGCTCTAACCCAAATTAATTTTTTTATTTCTATATCCTCAACGACCGATCGTAATATTTCACTAGCAATCCACCAACGACTGATATCTCTTGAACTAGGTACTATTTTAAAATTAGCAGCATAATAACTATGTTTGTACATTTTCTCTTGTGTATGGTCCATCCAAGCAGTTGTTTTTTGCTTTTTAATGGCACTAGGAAGTCGTTTGTCTGTTCTAGCTGCATCTTCAAAAAGATTAATGATATCTTGGGTTGTTATTTCAGGCATTGTAGGTGTTTTGCAATTTCTTCAGCTCGCACCTTATCGTTCCAATCTGGACTCTTTTGTAGTTTTAACCATTGTTCTGCCAGGTTGGGATCTTCTGTTTTCCGTAATATTCTTTCATAGATTTTTTCATCAGAATTGTATCGTGGTCTTTGTCCATTAACGACTGCTTTATAATTAGGGTTAAACATCTTCGTGGATTTAGAGATTATTCTATCCACATCCTCCTTATTTACTTTACTAGATTCATTAGTAGATTGTTTGGTAGATTGGTCGGACGCTTTTGACCCCCTTTTATGACCAATGTTGTCCTCTGTTACGACCATTCTTGTCCTCTGTTGATAGTTAATTTGATAGGATGTTGCACGACCTGGCGATCCTTTTCGTAAAATAACAATGTAATTTTCATTAATTAAGCTCTTAATCCCCCTTCTCACTTGTCTTTCCGATAACTTTGTGTCCTCGGATAGTCGTAAGTGGCTAGGAAATAGAGCTTTTGTCTTACTGTTCTCTCTATTTAATAAAAAAAACATAACTCTTAATGATGCAGCATTTAGATGTTTATCTGACATAACCTCTTTTAATAAGTGCCATCGTTTAAGAAGCATCAATCTTATCCAAATTAATAGGTGGTTTTTTTAGATAATGAATAATCATGGTGTGATCTCGCTTTAAGAAACGACCTATTTTTGATTTAGTACAACTAGTGTGTTGAATAGCTAAATGACAAAAATCTCGTCTAGCATGGACAAAATGACGATCTCGTTTTCTACAAACTAATTGATCTATAGAAATTCCGTAATATTTTATAACTTTGTAGGCACAATCAAATAAACCATCTTTTATAGCAGCATTAGGGTATTCAACTAACATATGCATGATAGCTGGTTTATTAATAAATAATTTTACTAATTTTATTTCATTTTGACTCAACTCCTCTAACTCCTCTTTTTTTCCCTGAAATTTAATATTATTGACAATTTTCTGTTCACTGGCGTGTATTCTTCCTATGGCATCAGACATTGTTGCATCCATTTGTTTAATTGGGGGTTATCTCGCAATATTTGAACAGTGGCATGGGAGAAAGCATTAACAACTATTTCCTCCTCGGCATTCTTTAATAAATGATGATCAAAAATAACATGATCTAATTCATGTAAAACCAACAATAAAGAATACGAATTATTTTTTTCTATTAAATTTTTATCTAAAATAATAGTTTGTTTTGAACCATCATAGCTGCCTTCATCTTCAGAAATATCAATTAATCCGTCTAAACACTGGACAGATATGTCCACTGATCCAACTTTAATTTTAGTTGGTAAAGAAATCGTTTGCTGTAACTTTGCCATTGGTTGCCTTAAAAATTATATCCAAATGGTGTTTCCTGGGAAAAGAAGTCCCATTTAACCATCTATGGACCAATCTTGATGGGTTTTTAGAGTTTGCAACCTTTAATGTTTTCGCTAATTCCCCTAAAGTTTTAATTTTTTTTAGGGTTCTCCATTCTTGTAAAGTCATATAGCAAATATCTCTATATTAATTAGTTTTATTTGCAAAGTCTAAATTTAGAATAATTAGTTATAGAATTAAATGCTAAATAATATATAATACTTATATGATACCTAATAATATTATAATATTAAGGAAAATCATCAAAAATAGTGGGTTACAACAAAAACAAATAGCTGCAATTATTGAGGTAAATGTCATTCATTTTAATAAAGTTTTAAATGGTAAGGTCGATTTTACAAAAAAATTGGCTCATAAACTGTCAAAAATTACTTTATTACATACAAATGAACACGATTTACTATACCCACAGTGTAAAACTGTAGAAAAAACAACTTACGAACAACATTTTTTAGATATTTTACAAAAATAATAATTAGTTTTTTTTGCAAAGTCTTTGTTGACGAAACTTGTCATTTAATGCTAATAATGTTCCTATTATGTTTAGGTACAGTTTATGAGTGGTATTGATTATGTTCCACAACACTATTTGGATATTGATTTAAACCACGGATCGCCATCACAAAATAATTTACCAGATGATGTATGGCTCTTTAATTATGTTTTTAAAGACCAAGAGTGGCGTAGAAATGGAAAGACACCCAATCCTAACATGGTGGGTGGTAATGTGGCTCAAGACGGAGTTAATCGGTGGTTATTTGATAAATATACACCAGAAGAAGCACAAGCAGATGCAGTTAAAAATTATTCAACAAATAAAATTTTATACAAAGACAAACAATTAGAATTATTTGAAAAAAATTTAGAAGCAATGTCATTGTGTGTTGGTAATGGCATAAGAGCTTTAAAATGGATTGGTTTGAATAATGATAATGCAGAAGATTATTCAACAGAATTATATTGCGAATATCAATTTCCTGGCATTGGTATCACAACAATTGGCAGAACAGATGTAATGACAAAAGACTTCACTGTGGAGTTAAAAACAAAGTGGCACACAAAAGCATTAAACAAAGGATATATTCCTAACGAACCAGATCAAAATTACTTAAATCAAGTTGCCTTTTATTGGAAAGCAACGGGATTAGAACCGATCTTAATTTATCATACTGGGATGCCAGCTAAAGATAGAACAACAAAAAAAACAAAAAACGAATACAAAATTTTTGACAAAACGAATTGCGAGCTAATGACTCCAGAATATTTTGAAGAATGTTTGGAGCGACACAGACAAGTGCAGCATAGAAGGCAAAATTTATTAATGATCTCTACAGATCCAAAAGTTTTAGCCAAATATATTGCATCTGATTTTTCTAGTTTTTATTGGAAAGATTTAAGTCAAGAAGATTTAGAGGAAGCGAGGAATTTATGGAAAATGTAAACTCATTAGTACCAGTTAAATATTTAATGACACGATTTGATTGGATAAGATTGTGGAGAGAAGAAGCTGTAAAAAAAGATTGTGCAGAAAGAAAGAAAAATCTTTCACAAGCTACACCATTACAAAAAAGAATTTTTAACCAAATAGTTTTGCAAGATGCCTGAAAAAGATTTTAATAAAACATTAGCTGCTGCTACATTAGAATTAGCAACAATCGATAATAAAAGAAAAGCACCAACAAAAGGTGGCAAGAGATATACCATGGTTGCTGATCGTGTTCGTATATTTAGAAAACATTTTGGTGTGGATGCACAAATAGATACAACTCAAACATTTGATGAATACTATGTGCGATCCGATACAACAATTTCCGTTGGTGGCGAAAGAGTTGCCAATGGTATAGCAGAAGAAGATCGAAGATTTGGAATGATAAACAAAACTTCGGCAGCAGAAAATGCTGAAACTTCTTCTATAGGTCGTGCATTAGCAAATCTTGGTTTACAAGGTGGAGAATATCCATCTGGGGACGAAGTATTAATTGCTATAGCACAACAAAATAAAAAGATTTCGGCAAGTAACAATGTAGTTTCTGCTGAAAAGAAGTCAAATCAATCTACTACTAGCAATAAGGCGATTAGTGGAAGCTCGCAACCTGATTTGGCTTTACCTTCTGGGTGGGATACCTTGGATTTAGTAAAACAAATTCAACATTTTTCCTCCGTCATAGAGAAAGCATCCCATCCAGGAAACTTACGAGAGCTTGCAACTCCTTTTAAACATTGGATTGAAGGTTTAAGCGAGAACAATAAAAAAGAAGTTGTGGGAATGTACAATAACAAAAACATAGAGGTAAAATCAAAATGAAATTAACTTTTAAAGTTTTTCCTGGCAAACTATTTAAAACATTTCTTGATAGTTTTCGAGAACAAGGAAATAAATTTCCAATTGGGGAGTCTTTATTATTTTTAGATAATAAGGATAGTGGTGGTTGGGAAATCAAAGAAGATATAATGTTAAAAGCGGGGACGAAGGTTCATGTGCAAGTTTGGGGTGGACAAACAAACAATGATAAAAAGTCTACTGTTTGTAACATTGAAATAATACCATTTGAACAAGCATTTAATGACGCTAAAGCAAGAGATGATGCCAAGCCAAAAGACAATGCAACCAGTTCATCTAGTAGTGATGATATACCATTTTAAATTATGGACTCCCTTAAAAAATTATCATTATTAGATGCAGTTATGGCTGGGAAGATTTTATTTTCCTCCCAGCCAAACTTGTCCGATGTAGCACTTCGTAAAAGAGTATTCCGTATGAGGGAAAAAAATAATTTTCCTATGAAAAAAATTGGACAAACTTTTTATATTTCATTGCAGCGATTAGAACAATGGATGAAAGAAGAACAAGTATGACAGATTTGTCTACTAAAGATTTAATAACAATACCTGATGAAATGGCAAAAGACCCACTTGTTAAAAAAATTTGTGAGAAAATGATTAATCGGTCCAACATGGGAATTAAAAAATATGGCAACACAATGTCTGGTGCTAATTATGGTTTAATTTCAGGAATAGATAATGCCATTGAAGAAGCTCTTGATCTTGCAGTGTACTTGGAAGATGTAAAATTAAAATTAATAAAAATTAAAGATAAATATAAAAATGTCTGAAGATTTTGAGAAAGAATTACGAAAATTAAAAAAAGAAAAAAAATTAAATGATGAATTTATGGAAAAATTATTAACAACAAAAACAGATGAAAATTTTGTATTGCGACAAAAAGTTGACCAATTAGAAAAGAAAATTAATGACAAGAAAACAATCTGAATTATTAAAATACATAAAAAATTATATTAAAGAAAAAGATTATTCTCCTTCTTTTGATGAAATGAAGGCAGCAATTAATCTTAAATCTAAATCTGGTGTTCACCGATTAATTGAAGCACTGGAAAAACATAACAAAATAAAGCGAGTAAAATTTAGTCATCGATCCATTGAACCCATCAGCTAGTTTAAACATAGTTGATCTCTTTAGTGGGATTGGTGGTTTTTCCCTTGGACTACACCGAGCAGATCCACGATTTAAAACGATTGCCTTTTGCGAGATTGAACCTTTTTGCCAAGAAGTTTTAAAACAAAACTTTCCAGGAGTTAAATTATACAATGACATCAAAGACACCAAAATCAACGAACCAACCTTCCTTGTTTGTGGAGGATTCCCATGCCAAGGATTTTCCCAAGCAGGACTCCAACGAGGAACGGAAGATGACCGCTATCTCTGGGGAGAAATGTTTGATGTCATCAAACACACGAAACCCAGATGGGTTATTGCAGAAAATGTGCGAGGAATTGTTACGACACAAGACGGCTTGGCATTCAACACTGTGCATACTGACTTGGAAAGTGAAGGTTACGAAGTCCAAGCGTTTAATATACCAGCTATCAGCAAAGGCGCGTGGCACAAGAGGGAAAGAATCTGGTTTATTGCATCAAACATATCCAACACCTACAACGATGGATTACATCGACAGAAAAGGAATGCGACCGAGCAGAGCAGCAACCAATCGAAAGACAGGGTATCTATCAGAAATGATCAGAATGCTACCGACACCGACAGCGGGGAACAGTTTGGATGTAACGATGCCAGTGGAATACATCAAACCGAACAGCAGTGGATGGTCGGTAACGAGAAAAAAAACGGGAACAAAGTTTGGAGCGAAACTGAACGATGTAGTGAAGTATCTGGATCATTACAAGATGCTACCAACACCGACTTACAACGATGCAAAAAATCTGACATTTCCAAAAAGTCAAACGAACAGAACATCTTTAATAGGATCAATGATAAGAAAAAATATGACGAAACCTGGTGGCAAATTGAATCCAAACTTCGTGGAGTTCCTTATGGGATTACCACAGAATTGGACAAAGATCGTACGAAAAGATTGAAGGCACTGGGTAACGGAGTTGTGCCACAGATAGTCGAAGAAATAGGTCGAGCAATAATTAAAGCGGAGTTTGGTAATGGCTAGACAGTGGTACAGTAATTTAAAACAAGAAGCTTATAGTAAATGGCATCGTCAATTTGAAGGTATTGCCATGATAGATGTAGACAGTGTTGAAGTATGTAAACATTGTTATCAACCCCTTGCTTTTATAGAATTGGCAAAAGATACTGGTCAAACATTTAAGGCATATACATTAACAAAAAAATTAGCATTAAAATTTGATGTGCCAGGTTTTGTTGTTTTTTATAAAGTTAATGACAACAATGAGATAATTAAATTTAGAGTTAAGAGAGTAGCAAGAACAGTTGGGATGCTGCATGAGAATGTTAAACCAGATAAATGGTTTAAATATTTAAAAGAATTGCAAGACGATCATGCTAAAAATTGTCCTGATCAAAAACATTTAGATGAAAATTGGTCATATGGTGGCACTATATAACTTGGCTCCTGGGATTGGACTCGAACCAACAACCCCCTGATTAACAGTCAGGTGTTCTACCATTGAACTACCCAGGAATACCAAAAAGGTCTATAGAATAAAATGCTATATTATAAAATTAATTATTTATCTTTTTTCGCCTATTACTCTTTGCTTTTTTTTTACCTCGTTGAATATTTAACTGACAAACAATAGTTTTTTCCTAGTTTTCTGCTATTCTTAATAGTCTGTTAACCTATTTTTTTTCTTTATTTACTTATTTTTTGTTGTCATACAAACCTATAGAAAGACATAGAATACCTAGTAAATCTGTCAATTCCCATATAGCAGTTGACAGAATGACTGACAAATTATCAACTGACAAGTGTTGTTTTTGTCAACGATTTTAATAGATTAAAATAGAATTTAATGCTACAAAATATTTATGAATTATGAAATAACAAAAATCTCTCCATGGAAAGATAGATATTTTTTTGAAATTAATGAATATAAAATTGGTGATGACGGAAAAAGAAAACAAATAAAGACAAAAAGAATTGCTACAAAAAAATTTGGATTTCCATCAGATATAGAGGAATTGGCAAAAGAAAAAGATCGTATACAAAAAGCAATTAATAATGGCACTTATGGAAAACAAGATACATTAAAAAAATTATATGATGATTGGAAGAATTATATGGAGAGTGTTCAATATGGTCCACAAGATGAAACAATAAATAACTATGAGTATGAAGCAAAAAAATTATGGACTGTAAAGCTTGATGATGTGTCTATTCAAGACATGAAGTTAAAAGATTTTAATGTAAGAATAACATCAAGAATAAATAAATTTATGAATAAACATTTTTCTATGAGATATAATAGGGAATGTTTTAAACTATTAGGTCGTTTATATAAGTATGCAGCAGAAGAAGAACGAGGAATAATATTTAATTATTGTGATCAAGTGGATCGTAGCGACTTTAAAAGAATACAAAAAAAACACAAAGAAAATAAATCAGATCCAGTTATTGTACAAGGTGGGTATAAAGAGTCATTGGAAAAATTAAAACAATTAACAAATATTTTGGAAAAAAATAATTACCAAGGATTTGTTTTAGTTCGTTTAATGAGAGAATTGGGGGGAAGGTTTGGAGAGATTATTCCATTACTATTACAAGATTTTAAAATGGAAAATGGTATTGGATATTTAGATATTAATAAAAATGTTAATACCTCTAGTAATAAATTAAAACATAGACCAAAAACTATGACTGGGGATAGAGCAGTAACTTTATCATCAAGTATGACAGCATTGTTGTGTGAATATATTAAACAAAAAAATATTATTGATCCAGAACAACTAATTTTTTCATCAGAAAAAAATACTCGTATACATCGTAATAATTTTGTGAACCGAGTTTTAAATAAATATAATAGGGAGATTGGTATAGTGGGAACAATAACACCACATAGTTTTAGGGTGTTTGTTATAACTTTAAAAGAATACCTGGAAGAAAATAAAGAAGCAATGATGAGAGATCATGGTCATGCAACAAAAGAAATATCTAATTTGTATGTAAAAGGTAATTGGAGAAATTTAGAAAAGGAACAAGAGTCAGCAGATAAAATTGCCGCTTTAATGAATAATTAGGGGGTTACAATCATACTACCCTACTCTTTAAAACCTTTGTATGGTCAAATATGAGGGTTTTTTTTTGGCGAAAACTCGTTAAATTTACAGTTTCCACACATCCAAGTTCGTAAGTTATCATTGGAGTGAATTAAATATTCCTCACAATTTTCACACCCAGATGGTTTATTTTTATTTTTATATTCTTGTTGTTCGGTCCTAGTCATTGAGTGAAACCACATTCCAGGAATAATAATTATTTGTTTTTTAATTCTTCTTGCCAAACATTTTCATCGCACCTGATGCTCCCTTAATTCCAAAACTCGCCAAGCACGAAATGTATAATAAATTGGTATAATATGACGGCAGACTGTGGAGTGCCTCAAAGCCAGCTTTAATATGAGGTGTCCAACTAGGCACGAAAACGGCACAAGCTGGTGTCAGGAGGCAAATTAAAATTAGTTCATCTTTCCAGCTTCCCTTCATTTGATCAACAGCCGATGCTTCCCACTTAATTTTTCCAGAAGCAATATCTTCTAATCTTTTTTTATTTGCTTTTATTTCAGTAAGTTTTGTTTCTGCTTTTAATTTTTTAGTTTCAACGAAACCCCCAACACTTTGAGATACTACTCCTATTAGGGGTTTCAAAAGTAATTGCCACATTAGAATTGTCCGTAAGCTATAACGGCAAGAATAACGATTAGAACAACTGTAAGAAGTTTCCCTCTTTTCGTTAATCCCTTCCAAAAGTATTTAATTTTTTCCATATTAGTCCTCCAACATTATTTGCGCCAATTGTTTTGCTCTGTTTGGCGTTTGTTTATACCAGCGACTATCGAGAAGTTGATCGTGGCACATTTGCCATTGATGATCTCTAGCTGCTGCAAGAGCTTTTTTAAATTTAGACAAACCAGTTGCTCCAAGCTGAAATGCCATTTCAATAAACACACCAAATTTTCTGTCTGGTAAATCCATACCTTGACATACTCTTGCTGCTCCTTCGATTGCTTTATCGAAATCTTTATCAAATAGTTTATAAATATATTCGTCTGAATATTCTTTATTAGGATCAATATTATCCTCTTTTGTAACAAGATGACCTATTCCAAAAGTTAATTTTCCAAGTGAGTCTGCGTAACATTTATTTACTTTACCCTCATGTAAAACTACTCTATTTTTAAGATCGCTTAAACTTGCAGCTTCCATCTTTAAAGACATATAAAATTTTTACTCCTAATTGTTTTTGATATTTACTTTGATTTCTATGTATCATTGTGCCAGGTCGCCAAGTCTTACGGATACTTGCCGTTTTAACATCTA